CATATTCTATTCTCCTTCCTTTATATAATTTTCGGCTTCCATCAATAAATATTTCAATATATTAACACCTGTCTTATTCCACCATTCCAGTTCACCATGCTTCCTAGCGAGTGCCTCGCCGTGGTCTTTGAAATATTGTGCGAGATGAATTTCGCAACCCATGCGGATAAACACACCACTTTTTGACGGTGAAATATTACAAGTATACTTTGAATGAATAGTAATTATGTAAGCGCCTTTCCCGATGTAAGCGCCTTTCCCGATGTAAGCGCCTTTCCCGATGTAAGCGCCTTTCCTGATGATAGCGCCTTTCCTGATGTAAGCGCCTTTCCTGATGATAGCGCCTTCCCCGATGTAAGCGCCTTGCTCGATGATAGCGCCTTGCTCGATGTAAGCGCCTTGCTCGATGATAGCGCCTTTCCCGATGTAAGCGCCTTTCCCGATGTAAGCGCCTTGCTCGATGTAAGCGCCTTTCCTGATGATAGCGCCTTTCCTGATGTAAGCGCCTTGCTCGATGATAGCGCCTTGCTCGATGATAGCGCCTTCCCCGATGATAGCGCCTGCATACAACTGCCTTGCTTTTTCTAAGGTGAGATACATATTCTATTCTCCTTCCTCTGTTTCGTTTGTGAAGTATAGCACTTCATCAGCCTTGAAGCTGGCAATAACCTTTCCGCTATAAAAAGTTCCGCTATTTCTTACTTCAAGCACAGTTCCCACTTCTTCTTCTGCCTTGACATCTCGCATAACCTTTTGATAGTAGGCGCTCATGCCTTTGTCAATAGTTACCTCTTGTCCGTCTTTTAGATAAACTTTTATCATATTATTCTCCTTCCAATACTTTATTCAGGTCGGTGGCTATCGTTGCTTGAGCCTCAGTGGTAATCTTAACGAAGTCTGGAGTGTCTGCTTTCACAATCTTTTCAAAGGCTGTTACGTCTAATTTGAGAGCCATCTTATGAGACTTTGCCCAATCAAAAGCTATCTTCTGATCGTAGGACAACTTGGTTACTTCACGGACACCAACGCCCGGGCATGGTGTTTTACTACCTGTCTCTTTGTAGGCTTGGAGTGTTAGCTCACGGAGTAACGACTCAGCGTCTATTATAGCCTGCTTTGCGGCTTCGTAATCAGTAAGAAGCTCTTTATTCATTTCAGCCCATTCATCATATAGATGTTCTTTCATGCCCTTTAATTCTTGAGCCCTACTCCGTGCATCCGCAACCACCTTGATTTGCTCTTTTAGTTCAGTCATTATTCTTGTTCCTCCTCAATTTCTTCTCTTTCTTCTCTTTCCTGTGCTTCCAGTTGTTTGGCAGTCATACCGTCCATCTGATATATATTACCACCGCACACAGTACAGTAGTCGACTGACGGTCTGATGATACAGGTAAACTCAGACATTAATTGCCTCCTTCAGGCACTTGGTACACAATACCTTTGCCTCGTTTGTTCCATCCTCATTTGATATCAAATGCACAGGGTCTTCACCGACCAAGACTTCCTGGCATTTACTACACTGCACACCGTAAAAACCGGCTTGTTTCCATCCTAGATATTTCATCTAACTACCCCCATACGGCTCGGAGCAGCAGGATGACTGCCTCCGCAGCTCCTCAATGGGGCTATCACCCAATATTTCATTGAGCCTATCTCTGAGCTTGGTTAGTTCCCCTATCGGGACTTCGTATATGTCAATGTTGACACTGTTGCCTGTGGCCGTCGCTTCTCGACAAGCTCCCATTTGTTGTATCGGTTTAATCCATTTTTTCATAATTACCTCCTTTTTTTGATAAATCATAGATTTTTACCGCCTCTTGCACAGCTTCTTGGTAACATTCTATTATTGCCTTCAATTCCTCAATCTCAGCCCTGAGTTTAACAACTTCTCGGTGGTAATTCTCCGGTGTTGTCAGGCTTTGCCAGTCACTACCTTGCAGTCGTTCATAATCGTTTACCACAGTTTACCCTCTTTCCTTTGCTAAATCATAGATTTTTACCGCTTCAGCAACACATTTACTTCTTGAGCAAACAGCGCACATACATCTACTGCATTGTTGTGCGGATGCATTTCGGCAGTGAATACCACCAGTACAAATAACAGTATGACATTCCAAAATATAATCCCTCGCGGCTTCCATAATGTACCTCCCTTATGGTAATCTATAGGTTAGGGCTATAAACTGTCAGATTTCGATGTCTCACGCCTAACGCATGGCTTCTGTGCATCTTCCATGCGTTTCTTTTTCAGGAGTGCTTTTAGTACTTCCTTTTCATGGTTACAGGACTCCCCTTTTTTGGACTTGCTGGAAATGTCCTCGGTGATACATTTGATTTCAAACCATAAGCCTGTCTCTTTGCCTGGTTTATAACATACCATTTTACTTAACCTCCATTCCGGCATCCTTCGCCAGCCGGTTTACCTGGCGTATTGAGCGATTTGTAGGGCGTGACCTCTGGCTTTCCCAATTACTGATTGTCAGCCTTGTTACCTTTAGCTTCTGAGCCAGTGCATCTTGGGTCTTGAAATATATCCTCAGTTTCTTTATCAGTTTATGAAATTCTATCGGTTGTTCTTCCATCTAGTAGCCCCTTTCTATATCGTTTTCTACTTCATTGACTCTAATGTCATTACGCATCATAAAACTCAAGTGGTCATGGTCAACTTTATGGTTTAGGTGAGGACAAACATGGTAGTGTATGCTTGTGTGGTGGGTAATGTCTTTTGAATATCTTACTGGAAACTTACGCTTTAACCACGCAGGCCAGAAATCACGCTTCAATTCTTCCCACATGGTTGCAGGGTAAGTATGCACAATATCATCATGTTCTTCGGAATTAACCTTATTACCCCACAGATAAATAGTGAGTCGTTTAATAATGGACCGTGTGACAATATCATCTATGCTTTCATATTGCATATCACCCATTACTGAGGAACTAACCATTTCCTGAATCCCAAATTTTATCTTCTCAAGTGTGATTCTGTCCATGGTAACCGTGTCTTGTGTAGTCAATGCCTTTCTCCCTCTATGTATAATTCTATATCAATATTATACAGGATTAATCACGATTTGTCAATAGCTAATTTACAAAATGCAAAATATATTTTTAGACAAAAAAACAGGGCGGGTTTTACCCGCCCTGTTACATTTCATATTTAATTACTGTCTACTGTGTTATTTGTGATATTATCTGTAGAATCTTGGTTGCTCCCACACCGCCACCGCCTGCCAGTACGGTTAGCATCCCTATTATAATATACCGATTAATCTTACTCCGCGCTTGTATCTCATCTATCAATGTTAGTTTCCTTTTAATCTCGGTTATATCACCTTCAAATCCATTTTCGCCGTACAGCTTTACTACAAGCAGCCGTACAGCACTCTTAGCCTCTATTACCTCTGCTAATACCCTATCGGTTTTTCCTGTTTTATCAGCCATGGCATTATCCCTTCACATTTTACCAACTGGGCGTAAAATTTACTATCGCCCATACATCATATATATAAACATCATAAGTAGAGACATCAATCACAATTAATTGTAATTCATCTACCTCTTCCCACGTCCAGGCTAAACCTGTCGCAGGGTTCAGCAGGTATTCATGCGAATAAGTGCCGAGAGGTAATGAAACAGTATCATATGCAAAATAATTCACTGAATTTAGTCTTACCCCAAGGCTCATATATCCGTTTGCTCCTGATACTCTCCAATAGACAGTTACCTTCTCCACTGTACCCTTTACGATGTTGGGTAGGCTACATATAACAGAACAGGCTGAAGTTGATGTTTCTTTTTTACCATATGTAGCATCCAACCCATCTGCCAGTTCATCATAAGTCAATGCACCCCCAGCTTGATCATGCATATTCAACTTTGTTACTATACTGTCAGGCCGTAATGTTTCCACTTGAGCCTCCGGTTCATATAAATATCTGTCTGCATCAGATATCTGCCATCTGGTCGTCCATCTGCCGTCCCGCAAGTCGTAATCCTCGTCTATGCCCTCAATAAAATAATCAGCATCAATACTCCCCTCAGCTTTCTGCACAGTGATTCGTGTTGAAATACCGAAACCTAAAACTTGAGGAAATAGCACGTTCGGATTGCTCTGAGGCTCGATAGTAATAGACTCAGCTCTCATAGCAGGGGAGCCATACCTGGCTAACAGGTAATAAACGCAGAGTTTTGTAATTAAATCTGATATTACGTATAACCCTGACCTAACAAGAGACCTCCATCCGTATTTTTCTTTACTGGTAGAATCAGTCGCTACCTGCTCCGCGCCACCCTGTCGAGTAAGCCTAATCTCGTTAAATAATAGGGTGTCATCGAGTGATAATATTATATCTGCAAAAGAATCGTTAAAAGTAGCCTGGCTGACATCATGCGGAGACACCGTCCGATGCGATTTATCTTCAAATACAGCATCACCGTCAGGAGCTATATAAAAAAGCCCTAATTCCGATTCTGCCACTTTGAATATATGCTCTTGAGCCAGAACATTCTCAAGAGTCCCGGAGGCTATCATTGTAAATTGACCGTCATCTAACTGTCTATCGGCGGAAGGAAATCCTACTGTATTAAGGACTGCTCCTATTCTCGCTCCCGATAACTGCTGTCCGTAACTCGTATTTAGCCGGGTTCTGGAGAATATTGTTACAGCATCAGCGCAGTTAATCTGCATCACTGGCACTAGTCCTCCCCGGTCACTTAACCATATTGGAGTCATGGATTCTATAAATCCAGTATACCTGTCATATACTTCGTTATACCTTACCCGGATATTGACCTTCTTACCGATATCTACATTTGGATAATATTCTCCCACGGTATTTAACGGCCAGTAGTCACCATTGTCATTTTTTAGCAGTAGAGTGGCAACTCCAGCCTCGAACCTATCTAATTCATGTTGTCTGCCTCTGGCGAAACTAAAGGAAATAACATCATCGCTAACATCATCCCATATAGGAGTATCAGCAAATGGGTCTGTTTCAAATGCTATTCTAGTAATCATTACCGGAGTCTCGGAATAGGTAATAACTACCCATATTTGGGTACACAAAGAAGAAAGAGCACTGGGAGGCTCCACTGCATTACGTAATGATATTCCAATTTGCAGAGCATCTATATCGGATTCAACCCAAGCTATACCAGTTTTGGGATTTAAAGCCCAGGTTTTTGAATAATTAGCATAGCTGCTGGTTAATGTTTCCTCTGCCCCTTCATAAACTGTACCCCCAGTTTGGATAGATATTTTCATACTAACTCTCGTAGCTCCAGCGCCATAGGTTCTGCATCGAGCATAAACTGTTATATTCTCTATCGCTCCGACTGGCCCACAAATAGGCAGATTATACAAATCCCTATAGTAGTTATCATCCCCTGTACTTTCATAGACGAAAGTAGCATCCTCATCGGCTATCACCTCATCAACCTTATCATAATGGCTGTCCGATACTGGATATTGCTCTGTAATATTAGTTTCATCTCCTGCGGCATTAGGTCTCAAAATTATTGTTGCCATATTAAAACCCCGTACTCGTATTTCTATTTTTTATATCCAAAAAAGCCTCTCTGATGCTTCTCTGTAAATCTCTCTCTGTAACCACCGAACCAGCGACATATATGTTTACTGCCTCACCATTCGCTCCATAGACTCCCGGCATAGTAAATCCTCTGCCGATAGTTTCCCCTCCGTGTACCATCGCCATGACAGGCTCACCTATACGTCCGGGAACTATCCCGCCCCTGCCGAACGATGGTATCCCTACACCGATAGTTCCCACCGCGCCGAGATTAACAAAAGGGATTTTATTAAGCACATTGATGAAATCATTTACCTTATCTATTATATAATTAATAGCATCGGCTATCGCTGTTTTAACAATATCCCAGTTCTTCGCTATTAAAAGCGGAATACCTATAATGGGAAAAATAATAGCTAAAATCTTATATCCATGTTCCTGAAATATATTTGTTATTCCACTCCAGATATCAGAAAAGAAACTTACAAGCTTTTCCCATATTTCCCTTGCCTTCGAGCTGATAGTATCCCAATTCTTAATAACCAGTACTGTAATAGCAATAAGAGCAGCTATCGCAGCTATAACAAGTCCGATAGGTCCAGTAAGTGCAGCAAAAACCGCTCCCAATATCGGTAAGGCAGCTATGATTCCAGGCAACATTAACAACAGAGGGCCTAACACAGCGAGCAGCATACCTATAACCGCGGCTATAATCGTTAAAGTCTTGGCTAATTGCGGATTAGCCTGTACCCATTGAATTATCGCATTAATTGCAGGCTGGACATAGCCCTTGATTAAATCACTTATAATCGGCAGTAAATTACTACCGATGGCTTCCATTAAATCTCCTATGGTATTTTTGATATTAGCCAGTTGACCCGCCATAGTGCTGCCATATGCTTCGGCTTGACCTGCAAATTTCGCCTGAAGTGCTCCAAGTGCCTCTGTGGCAGTAGCTCCACTTTTTAGGACAATACCATACCTTAGCAGGATTCCTGTATTACCAGCAGCCACCTTACCGACTAATTCCGCTGCTGAGCCCATGTCCATGTTTTTGGCAACAGATAAATCAGCAGCTATGGACATTAAATCTAATGATTGATTATAGTCGCCTGTAATCTCAACCAGCCTCTGAAGGGCGGCACGCTGCTGGTCGTCTGCTATAGCAGTCGATGCTTGGGTAGCAGCTATTTTACTCTCAAGTGTAGATTTGACTTCATTATAACTCACTCCTACATTAGCAAGTGCCTGGCTTAGTTTTATTATGCCTTTTTCCTCTTCAGCAGCAGCGTTCAGGGATAATGCCAGAGCACCGGTTATAGCTGCGCCGGCAGCAGTCATAGCTATGCCGGCAGCCTTGATAGTCTTAGCGTTCTTCTCGAATAACCCTTGTAGTTTCCCGAGTTCTTCTTCAGCCGTTTTTATCCCATCGAGGGTTATCTTTCCTACGAGTGTAAATACATCCATAATTACCTCTCTTCCCCTCCAAGCATCTGATTGATTCTTTTCATAGCCCTCTTCATTTTCGGATTGTCAAGCTCCTCTGATTCTTCTTTCGGCAGGAAATCATCAGGAGTGAACGGCTTGGGTCGTCTTTTTCTATCCCTATTAACCTCAGCTATCACCGAACATATCATAGCAGCCCTGAAGTCTAACCCTCTCTGCTCCTCCCTGTATCGACTGGATAAAGCACCCAACTGCGCCATTGTCAATCTCCAAAACTCCTGACTGGATAGCCTTAGATTATGGCATCCAAAGCTCCATATGTCTAACCAATCGAATTTTTGGGTAAAGGGCGTCCACTCTTCCTCTCAGCCCGGGGAACAGCTACCTCAAATGCCTTGTTTAGTTTCATCGCTACATCGGCTATATTTTCAACAGAAATCAGCGAACCGACTTGTTCCAATGTCAACTCGGAATCATCACCCAGAAGACAGGCCCAAAGCATGGCACGAATATCCGATGCTGACATATTAGTGCCGGAGAAAGAGCCGTCAGTTAGACTCTTTCCAGTCACCTTCTCAAATTCACACATTGCGTTCAGGTCAAGGCACATCGACCTCTCCCTATCAAGGTCTATCTTGATATCCGGTCTAGCTTTATTCATTTTCTCTCCTTTTATTATGCTGGTCTAGTTACCGTTAAAACATACAATCTAGGCGATTTTACAGTAGGAGTTTCATATACCATAATGAATACCTCAGTATCCTCACCGGCAGGATTAAGAGTAATAGCAACTGGAGTCTCAACCCCAGTCCCTTCTAGCACCCCTTGGATCCTGACTATATGCCCGACCGCTGTCGCCGTGAGTAAAACACCAGTCGTATCCGCATCGACTGTGCAGCCATATGCGTACGTATCAACTGCTACAGCCGGTGTTATCACAAGAGCAGCACCAGCATCTACCCCGCCATACTTCTTACCAGTTAGAACAGTCATACCTGCCGATTGCGCCACATATAGAGTCGGCTTGCCGGTAATCTGAAGCGCCGCAGATACGCCAATCTTATCATCGTGAGGAGCGGATAGGCTGAAGCTCTTCGCTATTGCCTCAAACAAAAGCGACGCTCCGACTGCCATCGGCATCACAATCCATGCAGTCCGTTTAGTCCCTGATAGCATATTAGCATAAAATGCCACCTGACCAAGCTCGTCTTCTACTATGAGGTTTCCGTCAATAGACACCTCACCTCCTGACGCAGGTCCAGCCACAAACTCACGATAATTATCTGGACTATCATGGCTAGTGACATCTATCGTATCTCTGGTCTGCGCCGGTCCCCCTATACTCATCATCTCCAGGATACGATTATAATTCCATATCAAAAGCGTACCGAAACCTGATACACCACTTGAAACCATGTTTCACCTCCTATTTTATTATGCTGCTGCCAGAACTGGCATTCCTGTAACTTTTATTGTCCCTGATAATGAGATTTTATCCTCATATGGGTAGGTCATTGAAAATGCTGTCACAAAGCCATTTCCTGATATCTGCGGGACTCCTGCAACCCAACCAGGCAGCTTGATAATCCAAGCCTTCTTCTCACCGGCTTGGAAATCAGTATGCATAGCTATCTGCCCAGTGGCATTTCCCTTGATGAAGTTGCCCTCAAATGATATATCTCCGCCGTTCCGTAGTCCAGCTACGAACTCCCGATATGTATCAGGAGAGTCATGACTGGTCACGTCAATCGTATCCATAGTCTCCGTTGGACCGCTGATGTTGGTCAACTCCGCTATATCTACCCCATCCCAGTTCAGTAGTGCTCCAAACCCTGCCAATGCTTCACTTGCCATATCTGTTTACCTCCTGTTTTTATCTCTTTAATAATACACCTATTTGCGCGTCGTTCGTATGTTTCAAATTAAGTATCATTGCATAATGCCATATACCCTCCGTGCTTTCAGGTACAAACCCATCCCCTTGCTTCCACAACCAAAATTCACTTGTCTTTGTTGTAGACGAATCCAATCCATCAAGCAACTCCATAAGCCTCTCTCTAATATCCAAAGTTTCTTTGGCAGACGGTGAATAACTCCATATGTCAATAAGATATGTGCTTTTACTCTGCGGGGAGTAGTCCGCCAGAGGTCGTATATCTATTCTATGAACCAAATATGGAAACTCGGCGTCCGGCGGAGCCCACACAGGATATAAACGAACTGTGCCGCCCATTCTACTTTTGAGAGTGGAGTCTCCGGTAAGTAAAGTATGTATAGCCGTAAGCAACGATTCTACAATATCCATCAGAACCACAACCTCGTAAATATTTCCTTTATCTTATCGGCGCTCTTCTCGAAACTAGGGCGTAGCCACGGCCTGGGAGCCATATTCCTGGTGCCGAACTCCAGCATCGGCCCTTTTGGAAGCTCGCTTCCCACGAATCCCACTACGTTCTTGCCTTCTTTTTCTATCCCGCCTTTCACTGATTTGCGAAGGTCACCAAACTGGACTGCCGGAGGCTCACCGGGAGCACTTGCCGTATATTCCCGCTGAGTACCAGGCACTTTATATATACGTCCCGTCCGAGAACCTGATAGAGTTTCAAGTGTGGTATTACGGACTGATTGAACCGCTTCTAGCATACGCTCATCGGCTTTATCAGTTGTCTTCTTCATGACCTCACGTATTTTATTCTCAAAGACAATCTCGATGCCCATCTATATCTCCAATACGACTACTTCCGTCACTCCGTCATAATGTTTAGCTGAATGCTGCGGCTGGTATATCCTATCCCTATGCAAGAGTCTATGCGATCCTAGGTTTATCGAAACAGTCCCGCGAAGCAGGACTTTATGCGTTACATGAGTGTTTAATTGCATATATTGAGCTATTGCCCTCACATCCAAAGGTATCACTCTGGCATACAATTCCTGAATGGGTTTCCATACCACGGTCTCACCCAAAGCTCCCCGTACAACCGTTTTCTCCTGTAGCTTTACTCTCTGCCGTATCAAGCCTGCTAACATAGTTCAGTCCTTAATGAATTCAGTAATTCTTTACTGGCATCCGGCAATCCCAGACCTGCGTACGATGCTGACCCTATCCCTGATATGTTCTGAGTCGATAGACCAAGCCTATTCTCCCACCAGTTCGCTATCGCTATCAGAACCGCCGTCAAAGCATCAGGGACTGCTGCCTGGGCAAGTGCTCTAGTCGACCCATAGCCAGCCGTATAGACTATTACGTATTCATAATTTAATAGCCATGAACCTGTTAACCTCCCGATGTATAGCTGCTCGAAAAAGCTGCTATTTAATACAAGGCTAACATTAAACCTGAATATTAACTCGGCATCATCAGCCGGAGCACTAACAAATGTCACAACCTGCCCACTCAGAGCATAATCAGTCGTTACGGTCTGAAGCACGCCGTCTACGTAAACTGTCAAGCTGCCTGATTTTGGAGTATACCCTAGAGAGAAAATGACTGTAGAACCATCGCCTGTACTACGGACTATCCGCTTATAGGATACGGATGATACGGATACAATCGGTCTCCTATAAAGTCTGAGCACCTTCGAACCATCGCCGTTATGTGACTCGGTTATCTGTCTTTGTACGAATGCCCTGCCGGTATATTCCTCAGCTTTTTTAGTAGCTGCATTAATCAGATTTTCCAGCAACTCATCGTCAAATGCCTCTTGAGAATTAAGACCACACGATACATCATAACTCGCAAGAATGACATCTTTATTAGGAGGAGCTACCACAAAGGTAATAGTCAAGCCCTCAAGCGTATAATCTTCATCCTCAACTTGCAGCACATCATCTACGTAAAGCACCAGGCTGCCATTCACCGGTATATTGTTGAGGTAAAATATCGTAGTACCTATAGGGTCACCTTGCCCAACATATTCATCACTGATAGTAACTAAAGTTAGAGTGATAGAATAGTCGTACGATGCTGTTATAGGAGCCAGAGCAGCAGGTATTGAACCTGCTAAAAAGGTTATGGTTGCTGCACTTATTGTAAAATTCGTACCCTCGACTTGAAGGATACTATTAACATACAATTTCAAACTGCCTTCGACCGGAGTATGGGCAAGGTCAAACTCTGCCTCCTCACCATCACCCATACCGACATATTCAGCATCAATACGGAGAGATGTGGCGGTATCTATCTGTAAGAAGTTCTTCGCTTGCGTTAAATTGACCAAGGCTAAATCTGATAGAGCCATTATTACACTCCTAAGCCAGTACCTTATTTGGACTATATCCGTTATCGTCTATCTTAAACCATTTACCAGCGCAAGAGAAGCCGGCATTAGGCTCAAATAACCAAGTAGTGCCCTCTTTAGATAGCGTAATAGGAAACCCGTGATATCCAAGAGGCATCCATCCAAGTCCCATCCTTATTCCGCTTACATGAAATTTACGAGAGGCATCACCCTGGGCCTGAATAGCATAATCTTCACAGTCCCAGATTTCCTCTATATACCAACCCGCCGGGTAAACAAGATGCGGAGCTATTCTCTCTAGCTCACTTTCAGTGGTTATTGTCATGACACTATCGAGAGGTGTCCCCATGTCAATAGGAACTATACCGACCTTTACCATCTCAGCTAAGAATTCAGAACGGCTAATCCTGAGTAAATTAATCACGGGAGCTACATCAGTATGTAAAAAGCATTCAGCTCCAAACGACCTACCGATGCCGCAGGCTATCTCTCTAATTAACTTTCGCATGTCTTTTTCCTATTTTGGATTTTCGTTCATGACTTCGTCCGCACTTCTGGCACCAGTATAAACCGTTATTTCCTTTTGTCTCTTTATGTTTAATACTTTTATTACCCTTTATCTCTTTCGGCTCAATGCTCTTATCGAGCATCGCTATTCCAGCCCGGCACCAGTCACGAGCTGTATCATCAGGCATATCTGCTATATCACCAGCCTGGAATGACCCGCGAATGGTAGCCACTGACTTCAAAATTCGTATCCTCATATATATTATTCTCCTTTTAATGGAGAGGTTAACCTATGCGAAAGGAGAAACGCTTTCGGCTAACCCCTCCGTTCACTGACCTGCCCCGGAGGGCAGTCTATACCTTTATGGTAGTACCTGAAGCATGAAGAACGGAGCTCCTTGAGTATGTGCGATAGCCTCTGCTAGTACGAACCCAGCATATTGCGTTGACACATACGCACCTATCGATGCATAGACATCGATAGAGCCATCGTGCCTCCAGTAACACCCGATGCCAGCTCCACCAACACCCACATTGGCTTGAGGTGATACGAAGACAGGCCCCCAAGTCTGCACCCAGATGTACTGGCCAGCCGTGCCTACTACTGTAGCCACACCAACGACAGGATGAGAAATCTCTGAATCCTGAACCAAATATGACCACGGATTCTGCATAGCCTCACCTACATCCGTGACGGCAAGGTCAAGATTCAACGGGGAGTCCAATTTGAACGTGACATTCACTGCGCCAGTCGCAGCTCGTGCGGTATTACCAGTGATACCCCGTATTTGTGGTTTATCCACACCAGCTTTGAATAGAACGATAGTACCACCCTTGTAGTCATCTACCTCAGTCAAACCTGTCCCTGCTTTACCTGATGTCGCAGATGTGGTTAGTGTGACCTCCATATCTCCTGCAAGGGCAATAGCTCCGAGGACTACTTGGTCAACACCTTGTGCCAGTCCATTCTTAAGCCCTAAGCCGCATCCGGTAATAGTGGCTCCCAACTTACCAAGGACATATGTATACATCCCTAATCTGAGGATATCTCCGATATCAAAGCCACGAGGCTTCACTGTAAAAGCCTCAAACGGATGACCCGACCCTTTAGGCACAGATGCTTCACCCATGTTTGGTATATGTACTCTATGTATTTTTGCTACCATTTTATTGCCTTTCCTTTGGGGAGGATTCATTTTCACCTCCCCGTTTTATTTTTTAACTCTATTCGCTTTAGCCCTTAGGCTATGCTTCTGTTAACAGTACGATAGGTTTCTGGCTTGCCTTCATGACACCACCAGTGACCCTTTTGTGAATCTTGAACCCGATGAGACCGGATTCTGCGTACAGTTCGGTTAGTCTCTGAAGAGTCATACCGACCCTGTCTATGATGCGATAGCCAGCCTTGATGTCACCGAATATCGCAATTACCTGAGCCGTATCAGCCAGTGTCTTCATGTCGTCCTGGGTATAAATCGCCTTACCCAGGAAGGTATTAGGCACGCCCGCCTGAACGCTTGGCTGCCATAGGAACTCGCCAAGTACCTCTCCCGCTGCGCCACCTGACCCTGCTCTTAATTTCCTGATAGCTAGTTCTGTGGCGGAATTTACAATAAACACGCCATTCCTGCGGTACTGAGCCGGACATGCATAAAGGATTTTTAGCATATCCTCTACAGTTATTGCAGCGGAAGCCGCTGTAGACTCGGCAGCAGCTACTAATGTGGCATTGATTGTAATGCCCTCCGGCTGATTGCTGTCATGCCCGGATCCAAGTACAAATTTCTCTTCCTCTGCCTCTCCAAGCGCCCGGGCAAACTCTTCACCCAGTATCGCCTCAAGATTGACATCACTATCCATGAGCTCATCTTCACCGATTTTAGCCAGCCCGTAGAGGTCTTCTACGTACTGATGAGTCGGTACTCCCGGCGTGAGGTCAGATTCAGTTATATCAGTACCTGTCTCTAGCTTACCCCACCCAACCGATACGGCACCCATGCTGCGCATCTTGATGCGGTCCTTGCCGATTGTCCTCACGGTAGCCAGCCCTCTGATTATCGTTATCTTCGGCAAGATGCGTTCAATCTCGGCATCGAGTTCAGGCTCTATGATATATTGACCGGTAGCATCTTCTACCAGCGCCTTCCGTTCCTCTGGAGATAGAGCCTTTTCACCGGAGCGTACGTATTTGTAAAACGCTGCCTTTCGAGACTTCTGCTCATCAGTGTTATCGCCGCTTTCGGGCTTGACCAGTTTTTCTCTACCGATCTTAAGCTCAAGGTCATCAAGCCGTTTGTCTAGATTTGCCTTCTGCTCCATGAGAGCAGTTACTGCCTTATCTATACGCTCGATTGAGCTTTTAGTCTCAGATAAAGGCTCGCCGTACTTTTTAATCTCGGCATCTTGGCGCTCTACCGCCTTGTGGAGTTCTCCAACCGCCTCTTCTATTTTCTTTGCTAACTCTTTTGGGTCCATTCCCTTTTCCTCCTATTTCGTTAATTGTGCCAGGATAGCATCTATCCTGGATTCGGCTTCTTTAGTGTCAAAGCCTTCATTACTTGCCTTGAGTCCTGATATTAAAGCATCCAGTTCAGCGGCTTCAGGAGTCTCTTCTGAAGAGTGAAGTGATTTCTCGGCTTCATCCTCTACATTAGCAACCTCAAGAAGTGCTCTAAGTGCCTCAAGAGCAGCTTCGACTTTACTCATACTAGCTGCGCTTAGGACTCGACCCGACTTGATATCTAAATTGTTTGAATATTCAGCACCTGTCTCATCAGACTCTCCCCTGGACTTTTCCCAGGGAGCAACTATGGCTTCATCGTCAAATTCCTTGCGCATCTTGGTATAATATTTCTCACAATGCGCTTGCACCTTCGCCTTGTCCTCCACTGGTATCTGAACACCTCCACGCGCACCCATTAGCACACCGGCTATGGCAAATATGCCTCGTGGTATAGCTATCAGCCGTCCGCCCGATATATCAGCAAAGCCTAACTTATATGACCCAAGCATCTCTGTATCTTCTGAATTATACCACATGAATGCCCGGCGATATTTATCCCAGTTTATATCATCTCCACCCGCCCAGGCCCTGACTCGCCTCTCTGCTGCTCCGGCATCCCACTCCTTTTCTCTATCCGCCAATGCCAAGTCGTCGAATGTAGTAGCTGCCTTCACAGATAGGATCCTGGCCTCCTGGTTAGCTGCAAATATCACAGGAGAGACATCGTAGAGCCGAACCTCTTTGAGATGCCGAACACCGTCGATAAAATCAGATTTAACGGTATCATACCCGATTGACATCCTTTTGATAACTCCCGCCCTGGCAAGAGCGAGCGTATCCCGTGCCTTCTGAATATCCATCACAAGACGGATTTTCGCATGAAGACCGTTGGCATCCTGTTTTAGTTCAGGTAATCCTATCGGCTCCATCACGTTATGGTTAAATAGTGATACAATGGAATCCTTATTCTCCTTCAGTGTCTTGGAAAAAGCACCGGGGTCGATAATATCACCATAGGAATCGGGCTTGCTGCTAAAAGTCGCACCATAACCCTCAATGATACCGCTTTCCTCGTCGACTGCCTTAACTTCAAATTTTACTGTTTTACGCTCCACTACTCACCTCCTGATTATAATTTATACCTTTGGTTCCCTGCTAAAATATTGCTCAGCACATCTACACTGGATAGACTCGGCAGGGTCGCCAGACGGGTCGCCAGGAAACATCAGTCCATTTGAGTATGCCTCGTCCAACTGCCGCTCCTCTCCGTCTAGTGCCTGGTGGCTATCCCTTACCCTATCGTCCCTCGATGATATCCACCGCTTCGCCTGAACTATCCCCGATTGCTCGGCTGCCTCTCTTTGCCCAAATCCGGCAGCAGCAGATACTTCCGTTCTGGCTACCCTCATTGCCTTATATTCGCTCCTGTCATCATAAAAGGCTTTCAGCCTTTCAGCTATCTGAGGTATTAGTAAATTTTCTTCCTTACCCATCAGGATTACCGCCCTTACATCCGCCAGGTTGGTATCTATGATACTTTTAACCGTTTCTGCTCCATGCCTTTCTATCCATAGACGAGAGGCTGCGCTAAACGGGTCAAATCGCCACTTAACCTCAGATGGAGTCATGCTTTTAGGCTGCGCACCGAGGTCATCCGCTATACGGTCTCCAAAATCCCTTACGAGTGTAACAAGGATAGCAGTTATCATCTTCTCCCACTCCGGAGTAAGTTTCTTAATAGCCCGGGAACTGGCAGTATCTACCTCATCCGCCGTACCTTTTCCTTTGATAGCCTTAACTATTTCGTTGGATTCTTTTCTATATAGCGTCTCTATCCTCTTAGACGTCACTCCCCACCAACCTAATTTTCTCCTGTCTATTGCCTTCCAATAAACTGTCTTTGCCTCTTCAGATTCCAGATTGAGAGATTTATAACTCTTTTCTAATTCCTCATCACCAATCTCTTCAAGTTCAGCTCTCGGAGAACCAGTCGGCAATAAATTCATCGGCAGGTAGCCTGAACTCCATCCTCTGAACTCATCGAATCCCATTTCAAGACGTGTGTTTATCTGCTCAAACGGGACTCCCATATTCCAAAGAGTTTGAGCCTGCGTGACCTTCTTACCGTAATCTTCCCGCATGGCAGGTATACCGGAGAGGTCGTATGTAACCTCAATATCACCATACATCGGGGATATTTTAAGATTAATGGTTGACCTTACATCATCCAGCAGTGGAATAACCACATCCTCATATAAGGCCTTACGAGCTTCCATTACATTATTATATGTTGATGTAGTTCTGTCTCCTAACCACCAAGGGTCAAGCCCGAAAGCTGCAGCTATAGCTCGAAGATTAGCCAGACGAGACGCTATAAAATCCATCTCCACAGGAGTAAGAGACATTTGATTCCACTTAGCTCCCGCGCCAAGCACCCACGGCTCACGTCGCCGAGACTTATCCAGGAATTTCTCCCGTACCTGACGCCTCGCTTCCTCAAACTGCTCCTGTGTTAGGACTGACTCATGAGTGAATACTCCATCGACGACTCCTCTATTCTGCATAGATATCTTCTGAGTATCCTGGGCCTCATTATCGGTATCTACTGTCCTCGCAGCAGCCTTAAGCGGTGATATTCCCCAGTACGGATTACCCGGGTCTACTTGCTGAAAATGGATAAACTGATTCGCAGGCAGTATCTCATGTCGTCCGTCTACTGTGATGTCCCATCCCTTAAGCCACTCACCCCTGACATCGGATGGTATAGGTCTTACCAGGTCTGGCATGACCGGCCATATTTCTTTTATCTGATTTCTCACGATAACAGGTTGCCACAGGGCATTTCCAGTAAGCTCAAGATGTGCTATCAGAATTTCAATCATATCTTGACCTGAAAATTCGGGATTGGGATTTTTCAGCACTACCTCCAGCGGATGTCTATCTATAGGCTCGCCATCCTTATCGACCACGATCCACGGCACAGCACTTGCCACTTGAATGATAGTTCGCACAGCGCGATAAACAAAGACGGAAATCTTATATCCCTCTTTTGTAGCCTTATGAACGCTCATATCGGTATAGATAGGTAAATTCGGAGTCTGATAGCTCTCTATTCGTATCCGGTCCTTATCTAAGGTAGCCACCTTAGGAGATATCGCTGTAGCAAGTTTTGTTCTTATCGTCTTTAACATTATTCAGTCCTTAACAAAAACCTCTTCAAACTCACACTGTGAACCATTATTTTCATCGTGCGGACAAGGATGTTTAGATAATCTGCCTTTCAAAACTGGAACTTTAAGCATCTTATTTTTAATCAAAGCAAATAACTCATTCATGTCTGCTTCCGTGTCAAAACGTATCTCCAGATTATTGCTTGGCTTTCCATCTTCAGTAACGCTTTTAGAGTGTTGGACTGCACCCCATATTAATTTACCCGCTATCTGATCTTTTATGGCAAGAGACATTGTATCATTTTTTGCAGGAGTATCGAAAGCCAGATTAGCCATTACACAGTATTTCATCCCTCACACTCCTAAAAGATGTTTTTCTTGATTGACTATATTTTGTACTTGTGCTGATGCTGTCAAAGGTCACAGTCACAGTTTGCTCTTCCAGCCGTATTGTTTCAATTATCCGTATCGATAAATTGGCTTTCCGGCATTTGATGTGTAATCATTCACTCTTTAGCTCCTTTTCTAAATTAGGGAGAGTGTGGAAAAGACTTCATAAATGCTCTCATTGCCGCTGGTCTCGACCACGTGCGCTGAAAGTGCCTCCATTCGATAGGGTAATCTATCCAGTGATCCGGCGGCTGGTAAAGCTGGGCGAAGGGCGTAGCGCCAGCCTGCCAAATATCAATCATGCGTTCAGTGGCTTCGCTTATAGTCTCATTAGGGTTGAACTTCAAAAGGACGTAGCAGTAGGTCTTATGCTGTCCAAGCCCTAATAGGTTAATGGCTTTGCGGAGCGGCTTGATAGCCTCTTTGGTATCGCACGCCATGAATACCTGTTTGATTCTAAGGGAACGGACTCTATCCGCAAACCATTGACTAACCAGAGAAGATTCCAAACCGCCCGCTAAACAGACCTGGTGTTGAGTAGTAAGCATATCAAGGACGCTATCGATGTGAGAACGTGGGCATTGTAGTAGGCTATTTGACTGCTCAATGTTCCCCTCTGTGATTGTAAGCAACCGCAATGCCCCCTCTCTGCGCCACACCAGACACCACGGGCATTTATGGTTACAACCACGGCTTGTGATGACTACACCCTGCTTAAGATATAGCCCAGGTGTAAAACCATCGCAGGGGTCATCATAAGCGGGACCGCCAATTTTTACAGGGAAATATTGCCGCCATGCCTTAGCCAAATATTCCGCTTTCGGTTTGTCCCAAGTAAAGGTGCAGGATACGTGAACCTCGATGTCTGATACAGCAGTTGGGGCAGGCATAAATAGGGGGGGAGAGCCAACAACAGCCATATCATCTTTTGGGGTGAATGAAGTACGGCGGGGAAAGACTCGTATAATCTTCATTCCAGCAAATACGCTCCGTTTTCATTCAGTAAATACGCACCTAGCAAATACGTTGTCATGGGTTCACAGCCTCACTGGGCGGGGGTGTCTCCGGTGACCCCTCAGCACACTTAGGGTTATCGCAGTGCTCACCTACGTAAAGTTGTCCGCAGGCGTCACACATGTCCCAGTATTCCATAGGCGGGCCGAAACAGCAGTCAATACAGCGGTCTTTGAACTGGTCTTGGAATTTGTCATTGACCATACCCAGGTCACGCTCTCGCCCACACTGAGGGCATTTCCCGTGACTATTCTTGTGCCAGAATATCTCGCTTACTGTTGCCATTCTTTCTACGCCCCTTGCCGAATTATCATTTTGTATGACCATTTACTCTTTCCTCACTGTTTGCCGAATAGCCGATAAATTAAGCATTATAACCACCATCCGAGTTCGCTTGCTACTATCGCTTGAATTCGCTCTTGAGTGAGGTCATAATTGGCTATTCTGGTGAAACCAGTGTTGCCGTTGGTGATAAACGCTATATTACCACCCGCATTATAATTAAAACAACCAATTCGTCCATTATCAATTCCAGCACAATCTGCAAACCATGCCGTTGTATTAGTAGCCAGTAAAAATGCTTGGGCAACTGCTTCTCCATTGACTAATAAAACAGGTGCAACTCCATCCTGTATTAGTGCTAAATGCACCCAAGTGTAGTCAGATATTACTGATGCATCAGTATCTAATCTCCACTGCCCAACTCCAGCAATATTTAATGCACAATATAACAATCCAGTTGTTGTTATCTGCATCAGGATATACTCGCTAGCACTAGTATCACCAAATGTTATGATGTTGGCAGAAGTTGCTGGAGTAGCATCATCCAGCTTCACCCAAGTCATCCATGTACCTTTCTTAGTATTAGCAAGTTCGGGAAGGACAACATCAATATTAACATAGTCGTCACCATCGTATCTCAAAGTCATAAGTCCATTGGCAGACCTCCACGTTGCACCTACGATTGTGCCGTGATTCGGAGGCTGTATACCAGAACGGTCAAATAGAATAGTATCCCCAATTCTCTGGTCTATTCCAGGCATATCAAGTACAAGTCTATAATCCCTCTGCCTTAAATCAGGATTAACAGGCATTACATCAGTTCTCACCAATCCCGAAGGCAACCTCGTGAGATATTTTTCTTTGAGTAATGTTAAATTAGCCATTCGGACTCCTTAGAATCTACTGCCGTAAACTGTGAGCGAAAACGAGGGTGTCGTGCCAGTCAGGCTTCTCACCTGTAGAAATGCTATCGCACCTTTGGCATAACAGCGTACTCTGAGTTTCCCTCGTATCACGCCACCACCGCCTGCTGAACCAGTGAAGAATAAACTTTCGCCGGCATACCACTGAGCGTCAACAGAATCGTAATAAATCGGCGTCAACTCAATTACTGGTGAAGTCCCACCCAGAGTTATTTTGCAGTCAAAGTCCACGCCTTCAAAGCCTGCACAATCTATGCCACCACCAACTGCCGGCTCATTCCATGCAAAGCCCTCCGTCACGCTTACTGCTCCTGCACCAGTCGTGTCTACGTCATAATCAGTTGTTGCGCCACCACCATCGGCAACCTGTCCCTGATATTTCGGGCTAGCATCTACCGAGCAGAAGATGTTGTATTTCAAAGCCCCTGTCACTTTGGTAATGGTAAGCCTGATTCTGTGGGTATTCAAACCATCGGCAGACGTGGTAATATTGCCCACTGTTGAGGCTACTGTCACGCCGTTATCGTTTACCGCCGAGACACGATATTTGTAATTGGTATTAGCCAGTAAAGAGCCTTCTGTCGGTCTGTCGCCTGCTCCCGGTGCCGCCGGAGTGGCTAATATATCCTGCGCTGAGATATTGTCCCTGTGAAGTGCTGGCGCTTGTCTCTTATGCGTCACAACCCTATTGGTTGTCTCCGGCGTAGTCTGGTCAATACCTACATTACCAACTACAGCAGTGCCAGCAGCCAGCACAATTAGTGTCTTTAACTCCGCAACGGAGGTCTTTATATCTTTGAGCCTCGCCAATACTGTATTGCTCGTAGGCGTCGCTTGCACTTCGCCCGTTTGCTCTTTCAGCACCCAATTCGTGCCATCATAGGTTATCCATGTTGACTGTGTGTTCTGCTCCCGGAACGTGGAGTTAATCACAACTCCAGTAGGTTTACTATCCGTCGAGAGTCCCTCATAAGAATCCCCTACACTCGGTGGTAATATTCTGACTGCCATTTTTATCCTCCTTGGTTAATAATAATGTCCAGCTATTGTGTCCAGTTTTTATCTTGTGCTCCAGAGCATCCTCTGAAGTCATTACCTCACCACATATTTCACATCGAACCTTTTCCATCATCCTATCATAAAAGGTCTATCTCCAACTCCAACCAAGGCATCCAAAGCTCCTGATAAAGCATCACAAATGTCATCATGTGAGCCTTGGGGAAAAAGCTCTATCTCATCAAGGAATGCAGTATTCCACGATCCCCTTACAATTTTAATATTGCCTGCTTCAGCCTGACTCGCTACAGGATTAGCCCGAACCTCTTTTGAACCTGTAGACGGGACGCCCTTGAAATCATAACCCATAAGCACTCTACGCTTATAATCGTCTATCGCCTTAATTCCACTCGATCCCGGCTCCTGCTCCATCCGTATCTTGACTGCCCTGCCATCAAGCTCCGCGGTCTGCTTAATTAACTGCTCCGTAGTGTTCGGCGTGCCCCTCATCCGCCTTATGTCCATAATGTACAGGATATTATTTGCAGTCCTGCCCATGCGTAACCCCACAGTCCAATCAGGGTCTTTTCCTGCCTTAGCTTCTGTAGCTGCCATATCCCAACATCTTACAGATGTAACCTCAGCAGGCGCAACATCGACAATCTCAAACCACTCCCGCCGGAACTTAGAACCTCCATGCCTGGCTGTCCAATCCCCATCCTCTATCTGCCGTTGTGTAATAGGGTCAAGCTCCGCAAGGGATTTGTGGTACTCAGCAGCATCAATATGAGGGTTATCAGCGAGCTTAGCCGGGAGGAAAACTCTAGCCGTACTTCGCTCGTCCATGAACCGCCTCTTTACCCAGTCGTGCCCAATATTACCCGGGTTTGATGCTGACCTCATACGAATGGGGACACTAGAGCCCATTAATCTTCTCGTCCTGGAGAACATATAAGTATAGTATCGTTCAGGAAATTGAGTAAGTTCATCGAAGCCGATAAATTGAAAAGCTGCTGACTGATACCTGTCCAAGTCTCGGATATTATCCAGATACCCAAAAGTAAGCGAAGCACCAGCGGGAAAATGCCAGGACTTCTCCATATCACTCCACCTAGCATCTGTATTAGTAAGCCAAGAGCGCGATACTTCCATTAGAGCACCTGGCAGGGATAAATCCGCATATGTCCGCCTGATAATTAAGGCGGCATAATCTTTTGTATCAACGTATTGGAGAGCTGCCATAAGCAGACCCACACTCTTACCAGGGCCTCCTGCTCCACCAAATAAAGCCTCGAGACAGGGTAGAAGTAAAAAGGCCAGCTGCTTAGGAGTCGGCTTAAGAGGAATGTATTTCGTCCACGCCAAAGAAAGGTCATGTATTTCCGAACCCGTCTCCGGTCCTACTGACCATAATAGTTTTGGACGCTCGGCTACTACCAATATAGTCTCCTATTTAGTTCTGGTTTATAGCTACAACACCGGCTTTGACTAAAGCCTCTATAGCAGGGTGAAGCTCTTCTTGTGTGATATGCCGAATTGTTTGCTCAATCTTAATTGCCTCTCCGTCTCTGCCAGATACTTCTTGCCGTTCTATAAAGCCTCGTGCTTTACCTTGGGTCTTCAGGTAGAAAATAATACAGGCATTATCGCCGTCTTTAATTTTACTATATAGTTTACCCTCGGCAAAGTCAAGCATTGACTCTTTGGCTTCCTGTACTGCTTCCCTTACAGACTGAAACTCAGTCGCATATCTCTTGACAGTGGTATACGATACGCCGGCCTTACGGGCTGCCATAGTAAGCAAGCCCTGAGTCTCGCCCAAGGCTTTAATTATCCTCTCGGCTGTCTGCTCTCTTTTTTTACTAAGTCCATTTGTACTATTGCCGTTATTGCCGTTGCTTACCATTTACGATTCTCTCCGCTTCTGCCAATATCTCACCTGTCCCAGTATCGACAACTGCTCCCTTTGCCGTCTCTAACGCTATAAAGGTTTTGAGATGTCGTTGTATTTTGTCTCGTTGCTCTATCGCCATCCGATACCCTAGCTCTAACCGTTCCCTGTAATCATCAGGGGTGATAAATATTTCTCTCAATTCATCTAATGAACCAAACCGGAGTAGTACCTTGTTCTTGCCGCTTGCGATACTCAACAATACCGCTGCACATGGATATTGATAACTCGGCTGTGGTATGCTTACCGTAAACACGTTGTAATACTTATCGTTGTAAGGGTCAATTACCCGCCATCTGGCCCAAGTTATCTGGTTTAATTTCACAACTTTTACCTTTATGTAATATTCAGCTTACGCTTTCGCCCATGTATATTATAATATACTATAATAATATACAGCGGTGTCACCTCTTACTAATTAAAACCCATTGCCGTTAGTTGTCATATTCCCCCTTAAAAGCAAAACCACCGGGGGTAACCGGTGGCTTATCTCACAACTGTCGCTGATTTTACACTAGCACATATTCTGTATTCTGTCAAGTTTTTTCTTTAATTAGCCTTGATATTCAGGACTTAAAATGAATACGTTTTCGCTTCATAATAATATCCTTTTTCGCTCTGTAATCAACCTGTCTTACCCAGGCCCGATAGGATAATCTCCGCCTCCTCCATCCAGATATGTAGTTCAACGCCCTCCGTGCCGGTCTACTTAATTGCTCAAGTTCTAAGCCGCTCTGCACTTCATCGACCAGGGCCTCTCCGGCCTCCCCGGTGGTACTGAGCCGGATATTTACTTCCCCTGCAAAGCCCGCAGGGTCCTCAAATGGCGCTCTGTGCCCTTTAGTGCCAGGCAAACCTATATATCCTGTTTCCCGGTGCTCGGGCGGCCAGATACCCTCTTTGAGTACCGGTAACCAGTTGACCAGCCATATCATTTCGTCTCTGGTGAAACGGATTGAACCGGGTGAAAACCAGTCCTTCTCACTCATTCACTCATTTCGTCTTCTTGGGGCTGCTTGGCGATTTTCTCATAAACTTACCGTAGTCTATGGACTTGTCCAGCACAACCGTAATCACCTGCTGGATATCATGCGGCCACTCTACCCATACACAGGGCGGTATACTATCCATGTGCTTTCTGAGTATACCCTGTACCTTACCAGGTAGGCAATGGAATATCGGTAATGCGTACCTCATGGGCTACTTCCTTATTGGTTTAATCCAGCCGTCTTTAAGCATATCCGTTGGTGTAGTCGGTATAAAACAATCTCTAAAGGCTGGTTTTATCACTTCACTATTATAAAAATCGGATACATCTGAACACTTCCGATATTCAGGCAAATTCTGGTCGTCTGACTTTACCACTAGCCCATCAATGGCGAGGATTTTGTCAAGCAATTCACAACTTGTTAAATCAACCCCAACGCTCTCGCTATAACAATAATGCCCTTGCCTATCCCAATACTGACACTTCTTGCAAGTAGGATATGTTATAACTTCGTGTATCTCTTCCCTCACCTTCTTAATCTTCTCAGCATCGTTCATTAAATTCTCCTTTCTACTTCAAACTTATAACCATAGCGTACTCAATTACATCCCTTAAAGAACCTCTAATTAAAAGTGGTTTTAATTGACCAGTTCCCTCACATTGTGAACAAGGAACAAGAAACTGGTTTTCCGAACTATGATTATATTTTTTGCCATCTGTACACCAAGGACATTTCTCGTCTTTAAGTATTTCATTTATAGGTATTCGTTTCTTACCCTTGCAACGCTCACAAATTGTTGTATGGGTGTATTCTCTACCGAAACATCCACCGTGTCGCCCATCATCATACATCTCTGCATGGGTAGGTCTATAATATTCTGTCCTCTTATAATGGTCAATCTTCCCATACCCTCTACAACTAGGACATCCAATACTCTTTTCTCTTTCAAGAGGTAATTCCAACCAAGGTTCTATTTCTATGACCACATGATTTCTATATAGATAAGTTATAACATTATCAACTAAGGATGGGTCGGTTAATATCGCTGTCAGTCCCTTTGTAATTTTATCTATTTTGGCTTGCTTTGTAGTCTCCGTCTTCTCAGTATCGTTCATTTTCTACCTCCACCTTAATAAATCCGTATATAAGCATCGCAATCCTTGCAGTAGCCCTCTCCAGTGACTAGGAAGTCTGTCAGTGACCAGCAACCTAGTAATCCCCATGTAGCATTGTGATAACCGCACCATACAGGCTGGGGATAGTCTCTGTCACACTCAGCGTAGGTGAGCTTACCGTCAACCTTTTCTTTGTATTCTTCTTCTGTTAGTTCGTGGAAGTATTTTTGCATCACTTCTCCTTTATTTCTTTATATCCATCTATATACTCGTTTCATTCTCCCTCCTCAATGGTTATCTGTAGCTCTGGCAACTCATCCTTCTTCAACACCACCGAGCCGTCATGCCATCGGTAGTGCTTATCGTTTATATGTGTCACGTCCTCAATCGCATCCAAGCAAATTTTTCCGATGTTGGCAAGGTCGGGTCTACTTCTTTCATCCCTAAATTTCCCATTACAGGTAACATGGATAGGCATATTCCAGTCCTCAATGTGATATGGCTTTATCATCCAGCCGAGCGCATCCATCCACGCTCTTGCTTCTGGCTTAACGTATTCTCCACCGCCTCGCCTACGCCCTAGATAGTGGTTGCAGGATATTACCGAGCCCGGGTAGTAGATAGTTATTGTCACGCCTCTCTTAATCATTCTTTACCCTCATACTGCTTTGTAATAATACAGCTTTCTTCCCAGGAAACCATGATACTGCTCCCGCCGCTATAATCACCTTGTTAAATTCCTCTATTGCTTGAGCAACTTCATCTGGTAATTCACCATCTTCAGCCAACTCATCACAACCGTAATCGTCAGGAATTGGTGGTAAATATTCAGGCTCACAGATTATCAGGCGCAAACTATCTGCTGTCCCACCTTCATCCTCAAGGCAATTTTCAACGTCATCCCAATCTCGGAAAAATCTATCGGCAGCAGCGGAATAGATCATCCCCTCGCCGTTCCATTCCTCTTTTGGCATGGCATCATATCTCTTTATTTGTCTGTTCTCATGGCATTGAGGACATACCAATCTACCTCTATCAACAGGCTCACCGCAATCCTCACAGCGAGTATGGGTACAACCATCATACCTTGCAGCACGCTCATCATTACCTAAAAAGCGCCCATGCCTACTTACCCAACCAGATATATTTGCCTTATAAGTAGCTGCCTCATCACTATCAAACATAACCATCTTAGTTTCATTATTGTTAATCATTCTTTACCTCCTTTACCTCAATAAATCCATAGCACAAGGGGCACTCCCTCTATTTCAGTTCCTTCAGTAAAATGGTGTTAAAGGTTTATAAATTGCCGATTAGTATAGATATTATAGCCGATAAAAAGGCTACTGTCTCAACAAGAAGAAAGGGTTCAATCAGGCGAATGCATTTCCCCTTTTTTAATGTCATGGGATAATTGTGTTCAGATGATTTCATTAAGGCTTCGGCAACCCATTCACGCATAGTTATGTCATCATATTCCCTTACAAACTGCCTAAATTCAGCGTACGGCACGCCTAGCTTTACATCCCTAACCTTAATAGCTTGCATTGTGAACCAACCAGCGCCCAAAAAGGATAGAAGCCCAATTGCTCCAAATATCAGAGAGGGTATATTAAAATCACTCTGCTTTAATTGAGATGCAAATCCAATAGTTGCTACTGGTATGCCTATTATTATAGCAATTAAAAACCCAACTTTATTATCTATCTGGTCAAATACTTTGTGGATGCGGTCATATTCAGTGTTTGCCGTTTCATAATAGGTATCCAATGCCTTTATTTCATCTGATTTTTCTTCCATTGTCTCCTCCTTTTAATCAGTATATCATAAGAGTGGATGTCCTTTTTCAAGCCTATAGGCTCGTTTAGGAATTAACCGGATAGGCTGTTAGTTTTATTCCGTATGTCCAGACCCAGGGGTTTTTCTCCCACGTATAGACCTTGTTGGTTGAGTCCCACAAGTCGATAAAGGAATTTATACGAGTCCATTCTTTTTTGTCCGCATGACCTGTGCTGTAATCAACTCCCTCATCCACGGCATCCTTCTCAGTCATATTCTGAAGTCTATCGAGTTTAACTGATGTTATCTCCCCGAAGTACCTTGCTGCCCATTCAGGCATTAATAGGTGTGATTTCCACTTGCTATCTACCCAATAACCCTCTTTGCAGTAGAACTTATCACCCACCTGAAAGCGGGGCTTGACTATTACTTGTTTACCTGTGATTTTGCATTTAACAAGATAATCACCTGATAACTTGTCCCTAAGTAAACAATACCAATCACCAGGATTCTCATTAATCTCTTTCAGCCCATGCAATAGGCTAGTTAGGGTCTTTCTACCCTCTACAAAGGCTTTTAGCATTTCAGGTTTGAATAAAAATGATTTCATATACACTTTCAGTAGCCTATGTCAGCAAGTTCTATCGCCATGCACATCTAACCAGAGGGGGTCTGGTCTGCCTTTACTAAAATCTAATACAAAAGGCTCATACTCTTTGCATTATCTATTTATTTTAGCTCTAATTCTCTGGGGACATTTTTTACCTCCTTATTTTCTAACATCTAACAAATAACTAACAACACTACTCTAAAGAGTAGTAGTGTTTTGTTAGCTAACCAGATTCTAACTTCTAACAACTTTGTTAGATTAGCCTCAAAAATTTCTAACAACTTTTCCATCTAGTCTCAACCCCTTGTTAGAAAAAAATCTAACAACCTTCTAACAACTTTTTTATTTAGCCTCAAAAATTTTCTAACAACCCATATTTTCCAGTACCGATTTTTACAAATGTTTTCTTGTCTTTTGCCAGTATAACACCGATACTTTTTGTATTGTCCGGCTCGTTCAACATTTCGGCAATATCCTTAATAGCTGCTGTGCCTTCTGATTGCAAAATATTTATTATACGCTGCCGCTTGGTTAATACCCTTTCAGCTAAATCATTATTACTGCCAATATCACAGGCTGAGAAGCGTATACTTTGTAATGTATCATCGCTATCATTGTAAAAGTCTACCGCCATTCCTATCGGCTTCCGGCTCCGTCCCGGGTTAAACTTCTTTGATACCAGCGCATACTCTTTGTGGTCGCTATCATCATCATCTGATTTTAATTCATACTGCGCTCGGGACCTGTTAAACTTTGAGACACTACCGAATGGTGCGGTAGCCTGGTTGCTGGACATATCAGATTTAGTTATGTGGTCGATAGATAATGAAGTACACCGGAAAGAATTAAGGCAGTTATAGAACTCAGAAGCAATAGTGGACTCGCTTTGTCCGTGTCCACTGGTAGCGGTGGCAGCCATTACGGAATCTATGATGATAAAACCAATATCGAATTGTGCTACCTGGCTGCGTACATACTCCACTGAATTGATAAGAGGATTACTCATTTGCCTGTACAGGATTGGTTCGTCATTGTCAATATGTAATCCCCTTTTAATAGCGGTAATATATCTCCGGTGAGTATCAGCATCGGCTTCCCAATCAAGATAGAGGACATTCGCTTGCATCGGGACAAAGGGTAGATTACCGTCAGCACAGATACCGAACTGTACAAGGATAGCGAAGTAATCTGCTATGGTAGATTTTCCCTTACCACCTGCTGAGAAGATGGTGGTCGGCATATTAAGAGGTATTATCGGGTCAATCAATAAAGGTATTCTCATTATTTTAGGCTCTTGATTTATATTTTCCTGTATTCCGCCTTCACGGAGAGCAGATACAACTAACTTGGTACAGTATTGAAGTGCTGCTTGCCAGTCAATGTCTTTGGAGTTTTTTAATAACCTGGTAGCTATTTTGTCCATTGTCGGCAGAGACATCAGGTTTACGCTTGTCCGGAGAAGCTCTTTAGTGCCAATACCGTTGTCATGTATTACCACTAATTCACCCTTAGCATCATCTGAAACACGTTCACACTTCATAGTTATATCTATAGATGGCCAGTAAAGAGCATAACCATTCAGGTCTTTACTAAACGCAGGTATTTCTAATTCAGTCAATTTATACCGCCTATTATTACTGGTTTCTTTTTAAGCTCTATACCTTTTCTCATATTGGAATAGTTTTTGACAGCCTGTGCATAGGAATCATAGTCTAACGAGCAGGGGCACTCTATAATGCAATGGCTCATGTGGGTACAATCCCCACGCTGAAGTTTATCCGTCCTGTGTAATTCCTGTGCTACGTTAATCTGGTGAGGCTTTTGGCAATTAAACATAGCTGTGAGTATGCGCCTGTTTTGCTGGTCGTAAATATCATCTGGATTAATGATATTGCGTACTGATTCTATAGCACTCGGTAAGCCCAAGTATGTGGTAGATAATGCGTGTTGTATCAGTATAGCACCTAAGAGGCAACGCTCCGCCTCTCTGGTAGCTATAAATACTTCCATATTCATAATTACCTCATAGAGTTAATGTTGACGTTTCCGTTTAGCCATGAACGGTAGAGTAAGCGGATAAAGGCAGAAGTGGAGATACCTAACTTCTGTGCCTCTTTGAATAATCCCTGTTTCTCTTCGGAAGTCAACCGGAATATAACCTGTTCTGTTTTAGTTTCCAATCCTGTTTCTAATTCTTTAATATTCATAATTACGATTATACTACAATGTTATTACAATGTCAAGTCCTTTGCGCTCAATTCAGATAGATAACTGTCCAAACCGTTATACAGCCTGTTGTTCGCAAAATCAGCATTGGGATTGGGCGGTACAAAGGATAGAGGTTCAACTGCCGTCCTTTAGGGCTTTCTCAACATCATCTATAACTGATGTGATATGACTGCACTTACTACAATCGGTATCGTCTTGGTCGCAACCGTGACCAAACATATCAGGCATACAAGGGAAGTATTCTTTGAATAGTTTTATCATCCGTTCTCTCTCGGACTGCTTAATTTTCTCAACTTCATCTTCAGGTAGCCAGCCCATCGCCAGCAGGTGTTCTATTTGTGCTTGAAGTAACTTATCAACATTAACGGTGTATAGACTGCGTCCACCTTTTTTGTATTCCCTCTCTTCGCTTAGGTCAATGCTGTCAAATATCTGCTCGTCACTCAGTAAATACTTTTTCATGCTTGCCTCCCTTTAATCACAAAGTTATTGGCTACACCTGTTAGCCCCATTGTTCTGCCATTGCTTTTGCTATACCAGGTAATGTTCTTGACCTATTCTTCCATCGGTCGGATGACGGTGGCTCTCTATGAACTCTTGCCTCACGACCATCCACTATATTGGTAGGTCGTAGTAATGAAAGGTTCTTTAACCACAGGCAGGTAGCCTTTATCTCACCATGGCCAAATTGCCAAGGTTGTATTATCTGGTCGGGTTTTCTATAAACTGTTGACATTATGGATATAGGATGTTCCAGTGCTATCTTGGGAATATCGGCAGTAGCCAATACTAGAAAGAAACCTATAGCTTTTTGCTGTCTACCATCAGCTATCTTCTCAGGAAACCACCGGGCCCCAGAAATAGCAGTATCTGTACAATACGGGTGAGCAATCATCAAGTCCCAACCATCGTCAAGGTGTTTCAGTATATCATCCTGTATATGCTGTCCTGGTATTTCGGTAGGTAATAAGTCACAACTCCACACATTATGTCCTCTAGCCTTAAATGCTTCTCTTACAATACCGCTAAATTCACAAGCTATTAATATTTTCATCCTACCTTCCCCTCACAATAAAGTTATTGGCTTTCCGTGAGCATTTCTCGCACAGCCCTGTCGTGTTCCTGACCTTGCCGTTCCTATCGCAGGGCAATAATCTGACAGCACCGCAATCACAGGTATGCTCTATCTTGTTCTTACCGTTCACTTTTATTATTTCTGGCATCACTTCTCCAATCTGAAACCATAATCTATCACCCACTCGTTTTTATCCCAAGTGTGGTCGGGATTCATTGAGTTCCAAGCTTGTCCAAAAACATAGTAATATCCAATATTAGTGTAATTACCATCAAAACCCTCTGCCTTAATATCTTCCTCAGTCATATCATGTAGCCTCTTTGGAACGGCTGAAAGGAAATTAACTTTGTGCCTCGATGCAAACTCAGGCATGAAGAGAGGAGGTCTCCATTTATCATCTTGTAAGTCTATACCAGCATACCAGTATTTACCAAATATTTCTTCGGTTAAACAAAGCCAAATACCTACACCACCATCTTTGTACTCTAGTCTAAATTGCCCTTCTTCATAATCCCACCCGAAGAACCGCCAAGCCTCTTTGATATAGGCTGTCTCCCCTATTTTGACGTATGGCTTGACCATAACCAACTCGTTTGTTCTATTACGGAATACAAACGCACCTTCAGGAATTGTGATTGCATATTCAGGATTCTCCAATTCCCAATCATCAGGACACTCGTTAATCTTCTCCAAGCCTCTCAGCCTGCGGGTATGTGTCTTTCTACCCTCAACAGTAGCTCTTATCAGGTCTGGTTTTAGTAATATGCCTTTCATCGATTCTCCTTCTGGTCAAGGGAGGATTAGTCCCTATATTATCAATAACTACTTTCCTTGTACCCCATCTTGTAATATAAGTCAGCACCGCCATATCGTCAGGAATCCATGCGGAAGATATTATCCGTACACCACGATACATGGTTAGTATACTATCCTCTTTTACCGGATAAAACGATGGCAGCATTTTAATATCCCTGCAAGATTTATAGGATGCTTCAACAGAGTATAATATAATATTTCTTTCCTCAGCTATAACAATGGCTTTTTCAATATCTTCCAATGTCAAATTTTCCAACTTCCGCTCCTTTCAAGGAGGAGGGTGTGAGAGTACCCTCCCCTCTTGATGCCCTTTTAGTGTTTAGACTTCCTTTCTTTTTTATTTTCTATAAACTTGGCTAGTTTATTCAGTTGTAGTTTCATGTCATAGGCTACCTCCTAAAATGGCATTTCATCGGTTTCATCGGTTTCATCGATTTCGCAGTTTTCCCATACTGTTGTAACAACTTTTGTGTACCCTAAACAACAGAGGACATAAACCGTCTTGCCCTTATTCTCTGCTAGATTGGCTAGTCTTTCTGATTCAGTCTTTGCACTAACAAAGGTAGTGTGCTTACTGCCATAACCACCACTTGTACCCTCAACCCAACAAGTATAAAATTGTTTCATGGCTACCTCCTATTATGATTCTACAGGCATACGTAGTTGTTTTTCATCATCGTATGCCGAGCGTTGAGAATATATTTCCCCGGTGTCATCCCTTATAATTCTTACGGTATCATTTGAATGTAATTCCACGGTACATTCTACTTCTCTGTATTCTTCCTTACGTGATACAACGTGGGCGAGGCTGGTCTGTTTAGATGTTAATTCCGATAGCTGGTATTTCATTTGGTCTTTTACGCTTTTCTGCCGTTCCTCTTCTGCTGTAATGGCTAGAGTAGTAGTAGATAATTCTTCACTTTTAGCGTTATACTCTCCCTGTGTGAGCTTACACGGTAACTGGTGTTTCTCCTTCCTGATAATAATAACTGCCGGATTAGTCTGTTTCTCTTTTTGTTCCATAATTGCCTTTAATCTCCTTTTATAATTTTATTTCATTTTCAGGTCGTGCATTTCCTTGATTTTATCGTAGAACTTCTGCTGGTTCTCCGGTGATACTCTACCCATAACCGGCTCCAAGCCCCCGGTCAGGTCGTCAGGGCAAGGTTTGATGTTGGCATGGATCCAGCCGGTCCATGCTTTTGTCCAGTTGATTTCCTTTATCCAGTCCTCGACTACAGCCCAATCAAAAGCTCCTGTTTGTTCTTCTGGCGTTACTGGTGCGGGTTCTTCTTTTGCCGGTGGCTTTTCTTCCCTGTGTTCGTGACACCACGTACCTGTATCACCTATCGGGTGAGCATAGCCTTTCATTTTACCCTTCATAAAGTAGTTGGTCTGATGTTCCTCACACCAATGGTCAGTCCGTGTGGCTTGGGTATCAGGTTTAGCAGTAGAAGCGGTCTGTTGCTTCTCTGGTGGCTTCTGTGCAGGCTTTGGTTGTGGTTTATGGTCAGTGGCACTTTCCGCATCATCATCTTCGGGGCATACACCGACTATAGCTGCCAGTGAATACCGTCTGCCATAAGTTATTGCCGAGCCGGTAGCTTGCGGGTCATTCTTCACAGGTTGGATAGACAGTGTGCTTCTTACCCATTCACCTGTTTCGTGCAATAGTGTTGTATAAATCAAAAGAGGGTGTCCTTCGTCATATCCCATTGTTTGTACTACACATAGCCCATTATCGGATAGTGGTTTTCTGCACACACCCCACACTGATGTCAGGTCGGCATAGGTGCTATGGTAATAGGGGTTTTCGGAATCCTTTTTGGCTTCTTCAAGCACCGCCTGAACTTTTATAAGTGCCTTTGCAAGGTTGACAATGTTATCAGATTGGTGGTTATCATATATTGGCATATTCTATTCTCCTTCCTTTATATAATTTTCGGCTTCCATCAATAAATATTTCAATATATTAACACCTGTCTTATTCCACCATTCCAGTTCACCATGCTTCCTAGCGAGTGCCTCGCCGTG